TATTCCTACCAACCGAAAAGATGGTGTATAGAACATAATGGCAGATTTACCTGATGCTCCAGAACCAGAAAATGGAATACTAGAAGAAGTTGTTGTAAAAGCGCGCAGAGATCTTCCAGCAAATTTCAATAATTTGGATAATTTCAAGCGCCAAGATTTCCTTAAATCTTCTCAATTTATTTTCAGAATTCTTACAAAGCCTCGCGGTTTAAATACTATTGAATCGGCAGATTTAAAGGAATTTTCTTTATTTTGCGAATCCGTAGAATTTCCAGGAAAAAATTTAAACGCTACAGATATAAAAATTCCTGGCTTAAACAAAATTCGAGTTCCTTTCAGTAAAGAATATCAAGAAATTACGACGACATTTATCCACAATCATAAAATTCCAGCGTATGAATTCTTTACTGATTGGCACGATATTGTAACTGGTACAAACAACGGCACAGAAAACTATTATTTTGATGAATTGGTAACTAATTTTAATATTATACAATTCACAGATATGCCGCAAGGAAAATTTAGAAAACTGGGTGGACTTTCTTCAATTCTAGAATCAATTGATAGTTTAAACAGAAATTTATTTGATTCAAGTAAATTGTTTAGAATTACAGATATTGGTCAAACATTTATTAACAGAGTCAATGCAGTTGGCTCTGGCTCCGATAAGGGTGTGATTTTTGAGTTAGAATTTAGAAATGCATACCCAGTCAGCGTCGCATCGATGGCTTCAAGTTGGGCTGATGACGGGTTTCATAAATTATCAGTAACTTGGGCGTATGAAAGATTTATTGTTAATGGTTATAACAAAAATGAAACACCTTCTTGATATTATAAAATAGTGAGGATATAATGGCATTACCAAAAATTGACTTGCCTATTCATGAATTAAAAATTGTTTCTCTCCCTGAAGTCGTTAGGTTTAGACCATTTCTAGTGAAGGAAGAAAAACTTTTATTGATGGCTTTGCAGTCGGATGACGAAGATACTATCTTAAAAACAATCAAACAAGTAATTAATAACTGTCTGGTTGATAATGTTGACATCGACAAGATTCCCATTTTCGATATTGAATACTTGTTTCTAAACATTAGAGCAAGGTCTATCGGAGAAAAGGTAGAGTCATATTTTGTTTGCAGAAATGTCGTCGGAAAGTCGACCAATGAACAAGGCGAAGAAGAAGATGAATTTTGTTTGCATATGATGCCTGTTGAGGTAAACATCTTAGATATCAAACCACCAATCGCAGATTTACCTTCTAAGATTTATCTAACAAAAAACATTGGCATTCAATTGGAATATCCAAACATTCGTACATTTAAGTCTATAAAAAATATGACATTGTCCGATGATAACGAACAAGTGTTTGAACTAATTTACGATTGTACAGATTATGTGTTTGATGACTCTGGAGTTTATTATAGAAAAGAATCTAGCAAAGAAGAATTCTTTACGTTTCTTGATAGTTTAACCCAAGAGCAATTCGATAAGATTACAGGCTTCTTTGAAAATTTGCCGATTATTGAACACGATGTTAAACATGTCTGTCAAAAATGCGGATTTGAACATGAGTTGCATATGGAGGGACTCACCGATTTTTTTACCTAACCTTTCGTGATATGTCTTTGAAAGCGTACTACAGTAACATGTTTACGCTAACTCACCAATACAAATATACATTGACAGAATTGGAAAATATGATACCGTTTGAGCGAGATATGTATGTTGGTATGGTAAACAGTTGGGTGAAAGAAGAAACTGAGAGACTCAAAGCAAAAAATATTGAAAAACAACAACAGTTAGAAAGAATAGCCAAGTCAGCCAAGAGAAGATAATGGGATTAGCATCTTTAGCATCAACGCTCTACTCAATTCAGTCTAGAAAAAACGTTCCATTAAGAACTGCTTTTTCTATGATGGTTAGAGAAGATCTAGCCACACGCTTTTCTGTTTTTAATTTAGTCAAGACTGTAACTAAATCTGAATTTTTAGCAACGGTAGCCCATGCGAAATATGGGAAAAAGACGCCATTGCAAAAAGAAGAAGAGAAAGAGAAAGAAAAACAAAAACAAATTGAATTAAAGAAACAGCAAAGATTACAAAAATTCGAGCGTTTTACTGCAAACTCTATTGGTTATTTGAATAGAAAGGTTATTCTATTAGAAACCATCACTCAAAAAAATACAGAACTCATTACCAGCATCTATAATGATCTGGGGTATTTTAAAGGTCAAAGAAAAGTAAATGTAACGCAGATAAATCCGAAATCGATTCGAGCACCTCTGCGTGTAAAAAGTGTCAAGGGTAAAATTGACAAAATCAATGAAGAGATTGAAAGGTTGAAGTTGGTCAAATTAAAAAAGGATATAAAGCCAACTGAGAAAAAACCTAAAGAAAAGAAAGAACCAAAAAAAGAACAAAATATTTTACTGGATTTGTTAGGTTCTATTGCAACTAACCCACTTCTTTTAACAGCAATTGCTCGCGGCGGTCTTTCCAGAGCAATCAGTTTAGGTGGTATTGGTGCTGCCATTGGATCAGCAATCAGTTTACCTAAAAACCTTGGCGTGATATCAGATAGACTACAAGGAAAAGAAGTCTATCAAGATCCATTACAAGAAAAGATAAGCCAAGCAATCACTCCAATTACTGGAGGGTTGGGTGTTGGTGCCACGATTGGTATTGGTACTGAATTAAAAAGATTATATGGCAGAAAAAAGAGTGTTCGCGCGGAAAGAAAACTAAAACAATCTGATAAAAATGATCGAGTGCTTCAAAAATTAATTGATCGTGGAATGACAGAAAAAGAAGCCAAAGCAGTGCAAAAGGCGCGCATGGGCACTGCTATGAAAATTGAAAGATCGTTCATGAAATGGGGCAAATTAAGTAAATTGTTCTATGGTTTTTCTCGAGCACTTCCAGCACTAACTGCCGCCGAGGTTGTTTATGAGATCGGAAAGATCTCAAATTATGTTTCTCAACGCGCAACTAATAAAATTTCAGAGGCTGAATTTAAGAAAAATGTATCCAAAAGTCTTGGAGAAATCACAACAACTATTGGACCAACAACACTAGGTGGTATAATTGGTGCTGCAGCAGGAACTGCATTGTTTCCAGGAGCAGGAACAGTATCGCTAGGTGCTATTGGCGCTACTCTCGGTGGAGCAGTTTCTCTATTCATGCCTGATGAAAGTGAAGAGAAGGTCGGCGAATGGCTGTACGGATTATTATTTGAAGATAAAACTGCTGGTCCACCACCCAGCGCAAAATCAGTTCCAGAGCCATCGCAAGAAAAAGGAACATCATCACCAGCACCAGTGAAATCGCAACCAAACGTAGAAGTGCCAGCAGGTGTAACATCATCCTCAACCATTCCTGGTTTTCAAAGAATTTCTTTTACAAAAGAAGGTAAGGAATTAGAAATCCGTGAAGGTGGTGATTTAAATTGGAGAAATAATAATCCTGGCAATATTCGTTATGGTGACTATGCGAAAAGTATGGGTGCAATTGGTGAGAATAAGGGATTTGCTATTTTCCCAACAATGGAAATGGGTAGAAAGGCTGCTGATAAATTACTACAAGGAAGTTCTTACAAAGATTTAACTATCGCTCAAGCGATTGCAAGATGGGCACCAAGGGCAGATAATAACAATCCAGAATTGTATGCAGCAACTATTTCTAAAATGACAGGATTAAACCCGAATAGAAAATACGTTGATTTAAATTCAACTGAAAAGGGAAAATTTTTGGATGCAATGTATCGAATTGAGGGTGGCAAGTCAGGAAGAGTAATCAAATCTCCGTCAGTTGACGTGCGTACAGTGCAGATTCCAGAAGTTGTTTTGAAGCCAATTGAGCCAGCGATGGTCGGCGCACTTGCTGAACCACCACCATCATTAAGTTTGATACAAGAGGAAGATGATACTAATATATTAGTGACAAATTTAATTGAGGCTCAGATTAAATCAGAAGCAGCATTAATGGCTGCAGCACAAATACAAAATCAAGTCAATGTGGTGTCTTCAGAAACTGTGAAGTTGAGAGATAGTGTAGAGCAGAATGAGACTTTTCCTTCCTCAACAAATCCTGATTTAGATGAATACATACAAGACGCAATACGGTCAACATCACACACAGCAATGGATATTTAAAAAAAAAGGGGGACCGAAGTCCCCCTGAAAACATAAACTGTTTTCTAACTAAAATTACTCAGCAGCCAACTTCTCGAAGAAAGCCATGTCATCGTCATCCGAGACACTTACGCTTTCAGCAGTTACTCTCTTGGCAGGAGCCGAACGAACGATAGGAGCAGACGCTTCCTCATCTTCGATCTTGCGAGCAGTAGCAGCAGTTGCACCACCAGCACCAAGAACCTTATCCAACTTCGCCTTCAACTCATCGTACGACTTGAAGTTATCTGCCTTCAAAAAGTCCTTGAGTGAATATGCTGACTTCCAGACCTTTTCGATCTTATCATCTTCACCATCGAACAACGGCGCAGGTGCTTCAAACTCAGACTTGTCGTAGTTGCGATAGCCTTCAACATTACGAATCTTGATCTTGAAGTTTGCACCCTTCCAGAAGTCAAACGGATTCATCGGCTTTTCATCTTGGAATTGCGGTTCAAGTTGTTCCTTGATCTTATCAAAGATTTTCTTACCGAACTTAAAGAGGAAAACCTTGCCCTCATTTTGCGGACGCTTGGCGTCAGAGACAACCAAAACATTTGCAATGTAGGTCAACTTGCGCTTTTGTTTGCGAGCGATTTCTTTGTTTGCTTCAATGCCACTGTTCCAAAGAACTGTATTGTACTCAGAGACTGGATCGGTCTTACCAAGAGTGGTCAAAGAATTTTCGATGTACCAACCACCAGGACCTTGGAAACCATGGGACCAGATTTGTACCCACGGCAGACCGTCTTCACCGTCAACGGCTGGCGTATCTAGAAAACGAATAACTGCGTATCCGTTGCCAGCAGCGTCAACTTCAGGTTGCCAGAAACGCTCATCCGCGCCCTTGCCGCCACCATTATTACCACCTGCAGATTGCTCCACAGCCTTCTTCAATTTGTCAAGGGAAGAACCCTTCTTAAGACTTGATAGACTCATTTGTATATCCTCGTATAGCGTTGTATAAATTGTATTTTCGACTTATCCACTTTCTTCATTACCATAATATTATATAGCACAATCGTTTGCAAGTAAAGCCTTTTTTGTTAAAGTCTTGTATTTGCTCACATCAACATTCAAGAATGCTCCGTACTTACGAATCTTTCTTGAAATCTTGGGATAGATTATATCATCAGATATTTTCTTGTCCCAGATACGAACAAAGTCGAAGATGTTATTGAGGATTACCATCGTCTCAAGTGTTACATCATTTTGCATGAATGCCACTAACAGTTTTGGAAACTGTCCATCTTCGACTTTGAATAGATCATTAAATTCCTTTGGGTCTGGACAAACTTTCGCAAGATCATCCAAGTAAACTCTACTCATGGAGTCAGTTATTCTTTTCCACTCTTTGTAGGTGGCATCGGCGTCTTCTTCAAGAAGTGATTTAGTCCAATTGCTGTCACTGTGTACAAAATTAGCAACCAAAAAACTAACCATATCTTCGTCACGATATTTTCTCGCTAATCTGTGAAAGAGAAATTTGTCTCGTCGTTTTTCAAATGCTTCAATCGAGACTCTTGTCTTGCCATCGTATTGAAAGAAGTTATAATTTTCTGTACTGAAATGTAACTTGATGGCTTGATACATGCAGTAGAGATCATATCCTCTCATAGAGGCAACTTACTTCCTCGCGGCAAGAACCTCAACTCCATGGCTTCACCTTCAATGATACTCTTCAAAGAATCATTGATCAAGCCAGCGGCAACTTCAATCTCAAGATTATTTGTTTCACAGTAAGAAACGATTGCATCCATGTGATCAATTTTATCTTTCATCGCAATTTCCATGATCATCATAGAGAAGTTATTCTTTTCTTCGCGGGTTGCCATATTAGATCTCATAAGCACTCAAGGAATTATTCAGTTGCTGAGTGACACGAACAAAAGTAGTTCGCTTGGTCAGTTCTTTCAATTCACTTGCTCCAACATATGTACAGGCTGAACGAAGTCCACCCAAAATTTGTTTCATAGTATCCGCCACTGCTCCGCGATATGGAATCTCAACTGTCTTGCCTTCGCTGGCTCGGTAATTCGCAACACCACCATTATGCAAGTCCATTGCTGTTTCAGAACTCATGCCATAGAATTTATTCTCAGCAAATGGACCCGCACCACCTTCCTTGTGACCTGCCAGCATTCC